CCCCTTGCCTAGCCACTTGACTACCAACTTGGGCACCTGCTCCAGCTAAAGCCCCTCCAGCTAAATTACCCGCCATAGTAGTTGCTAATGGTACTCCAGGATTTGGTGTCTTAACATATCTTCCGGTTTTAGTGTTATAAAATCTACCAGCAGAATTCATACCGATACCGCTTGACATCATTTGGAGTTGAACCATGGTTCTCATAAGGTTAACCATTCTTACCATGTGTGCTTCCATAATGGCAAACTGAGTATTAGTTTTTATTGCTGCAGCAGACATACCTTCAGTAGAAGCAGTAGCAATAGTCTGTAAATACCCAACAGACCTAATAATACCTCTTACAGTATTAAATCCTGCAACAATAGTACCTACTACTACTGCAGTAGCTCCTACCCTAAGACCAAAACCTCCAACCCAAGTTTCTGAGATAGAATTAATTACTTTGATTATAGAGTTACCCATATTTAGTACTGGGGTAAAGATTCTACCCAAAGCTGCACCTGCGGTAACTGTTAAGTTCTCTATACTTGATTCGAATTGGTCAATTACACCTGCATCAGTTTTAAGACGTTCTTCATTGAGTCGATTTACTGCCCCAATGTTTTGGTCATAAGTAGCAAGTATCTTACCCATCTTATCTCTACCAGAAGCAATATCCCTAAGTACGGGGAGCATACCACGATTACCACGAACTCCAAAGATATTGAAGAAAGTTGGTGTTTCAATTCGTGAAGGTAAATCTACTGCCGCCTTAGCAAACTTCTGATAGATAGTATAAAGGTCTATAAGATTACCCTGAGCATCGAAGAATTCATCGGGACTTAAGCCCAGGTCTGCTAAAGCGTTATAGCCTTTCTTTTTTTGATTAACAAGAGAGAGTTGTAAGTAACGAATCATATTGGCCAGTGAGGTACCTGCCATAGAACCCTGTATACCCATATCACCCAATACACCAATAGCAGCAGCGGTTTGCCGAAGGTCTACTCCAGCAGTTGCCATATCTGCTCCTGCATAAGATATGGACTGGGCTAAGTCTGTTAAAGATATATTTGCATTAGTAACTGCAGTATATAAATCATCGGTTACTCTAGCGGCTTCCCCCATTGGGATTTGGTACATTGACATGATATTAGTCATCAAGTCAGCTACACCACCTTTCTGTCCCACGGGCATTGTAAAGATTGAAGCCAGCTTAGATGCTGGCCCAATCATCTCTTTAATAGCATCGAATTTATTACCCGCCATAGCCAGGTATCTTTGTCCTGATGCAACATCCGAAGCCGTAAGAGGAGTTATCTCATTGACATCCTTTGCCAATTGTAACATCTCCCTTTGTTCTGCAATGGTAGCACCAGCAATTTTCGAAGCAGTCCAAACTTCATTCTGAACACCCGCAGAGTATTTATAGGCCCTTGCCATTCCCCCTACGAGCTGCATTCCGAAGTCCATTGTATTAGAAGCTGACATCTGTATACCTCTATTCCAGGTATTCATATCATTCATCATTGTTCTGAATGACCCAGATATCTTGCCAGCTTCTTGAGAGAATCGGTCTTTTAAAACCATGGCAACACCGACCTCTACTATACTCCTACTGGTATTCATAATTTATTTTCTTTTCTTTAATTGTTTATAATATTGCTCGGCCATTTCCTTGAATATTTTCCTTATTCGGTACGGAAGACGTAAAAAGCCGAAATAGTCTAAGGCTATCTCGGCTCTGGTGATATAAACAAAATCACTCTCTAACATTACTCTTCCGTCAGGTAGAAAAAATTCGGTGCCCAAACTATAGGATAAGTTCTTTCTTCTCCGGTGGTTGGATTAGTGATATGGGATTCACCTTTGAAGATAGGGTCCATAGATAAGATATGCTTTCTCATCTCAGCCATATCCTTTGCAGTAAACGGAGTAAAGTTTTCTACCTTCTCCCAACTACCATCAACCTCTAAGTGAAGATTACGGCAAAGAAGAGGAGCATTCTTAGTTTGTTTATCCAAAGGCAACTTCATGAACTCTTGTTCTCCCTTACCAGTCATACAATCGAATTTAATTCTCTTGCCAGATGAAAGAGTGTATTCATGATCTACCAATCTAACTCCCTCTGGATAATAAGGGATAGCATCTGGCTTCTGATTTAAATCCTCTACAGTTGGAGTAGTACCGTAATCGAAAAGGAACTCATGAAGGTCTTGGCCATAAGTAATCTTACCACCATTCTCTTTGCCCCAATCATATTCGAATTCTACTTCCTCTCCCAAAGAGAAGATACGAGAATTGAAGATAATAGCATAACGGTCATTGACTGGTAAGTTAAGGGCATCATCTACGGTTAATTTCCCATTAGGGGTAGCAGTAGTTCTAATTACAATTGCTGCAATGAACTTGGTAAGGTTCATCAAAGTCTTCATGTCTGAAAGGTTACTGAGAATATCTTCATCAGCACCATTCTGTTCTCTGATTTCATATTCGAAACCAGAAGGTCCGGTAAATCTAAATGTTCTAAATTCCATAATTTGATATATTTAATGTTTACAAATGTTCATAGTACTCCTTATAACAACAAGAAAGGGGTGAGCTCCTATCACAGGAATCCCACCCCTCCACCGAATCTTAGTGAAAATAGACTAAGGAATTAGTATTTATCTGCAGTACCAACTGAGAACTCTATGGACTCAATGGTATTCTCTGAAGCCATTCTGTCCAAGTCTAAGCCGGTAATCTTACATGGCCATACCTCTTCGAAGACATGGGTATTAAGAACTGAGACTCCATCTTCGGCAAGTTCGTTTACAATTGCCGTTTCCCAGTATTGGCTTGGTACTAAACCACCACCAACTATGTGGTCCTGGCAAGAGTATAGCCAATCATGAAGCCATGTATCGGAACCTGCAGTAGTCATAAGTTTCTCTACGATAAGATTACCTATAGTAACCCTACCTGCAGTTTTAACGTCTCTATTGACGTCCCCATGAGCAACCTGGTCAATCTCAATATCCGGCAAAGTACAACTTTGAAACAGATAAGTATTGATAGGGTGTTTGGGGAACATGATGCTCCACAAGAATTTCTTCCGTGGGTTTTTTACTTTTGCTCCCATTGTGTTATGAGTTTATAAGTTATTACTTGTTTCTACGATTGATACTGCCTTAGAAGCTGCATCGATTACAATCTCCATAGTTACCTCTTGCATAGGAACTACATCCTTATACTTAAGGATAGCACGGTACTTACCTTGACGGGCATCTGCCTCGGTATTAATTGAAAGGTCATCCCAAGAAGTTGCATCTTGGTCACCCATCCAGGTATACTCGGTCATGGCATCTTCATCTACCAATGAATCCAGTGTAGGTTTAACCTCCAACCAGATTCTCTTCCAAGTACTCCAAACGTTTGGTTCTTCGATATATTTGTTAAGTACCGGGCGAAGGAACTTCTTCAGGTAAAGGTTCAGTCTTACGATTGAAAGGAATCTTTCAGAATCCTGTTTCACTTGAGAAGAGAAGCAATGCCATAGCATGGTTTGCTTACCTGCATCTGGAGTATCTTTGATTACCATCTCATTGATATAATTCTGAGCAAGAGTGTTCAGTTCGTTATATCGAGAAGGAGAACCATAGTTGGGGCATACTGGACCAACTGCATCTCCAATAACCCCTCGGTTCATACCAGCAAAGGATTTCCAAGGACCATATTGAGTAGCAGAGACATCTCCCAAACCAACAATAGTACCCACTACATCGGAATCCTGAAGATTACCGTTTTCGTTGTAGTACTTAAGTCCACCACCAAAGTAGGCAATGTACTTAGAGTTACCTACAGTACCAAGGCAAGTCTGTACCCAAGTTACCTGAGCTTTGTAATCTCTTGCCTGAGTACCTTGAGTATAATGGGTTAAGTGTTTGGGAACTTCGATATACAGTACCCATTCCATCAATTCCTTTGCCATATCTGCAGCAGCCTTATATACCTTGAGTACATCTGAATCGGTAGTAAGGTGTTGAGAGATATGTGAGATAAATAACTGGTAGAAGTCGGTGTAATCTTTTACCAAATCCAAGGAAGTAATCCATTCTTCGGCAGTTGGAGTGGAACCTGCACTACCGATAGTACCATTAAACAGTTTCTCTGTTTCGGAGGGTGCAGCATCTCCCACGGTAATAGTGATAGCATTCTTAGTACCATCAATATCATCGGTAAGCCACTTAATTAGGTTTTCAAAAGAGGAACCTGCAGTAATTACCGGCTTAATATATTCCGAGTTCTTAGCAAATGCACTAAGAGCAAGGTAATCTACCGAAGTGTTATTGTTATCATCGGCAGTTTTGTAGGTTATTACTGGTCCCTGTTCAAGTACTTGCCCATTAGCTGAATATATTTTATAATACAAGGTATTAGCTTGCTTATAAAAACCAACCTGGAAAGTATTTGCACTACCAATTGGATCTCCATATCCCTTGGTTACTAATCCAAAACTATAAGTAGTACTACCAGATTTTAAAGTAATCAAAGCAGAGGGTTTAGCTGGGTCAGTTACAGCAGAAGCAACTGAGATTTCATCTTCTGAATCTTTAGCTTTTCTTGCCGCAGCCGGAGAAGCAGTTACTGTACCTTGAGTAGCTCCTTTGCCAAGTACTCGAATAACACGAAGCTTAGAACCACCTTGCAAAGCCTTTTCGATATTTGATACAGAACCATCGGGTACAATTTCAGAACCATAGATTCTTTGGAACTGAGAGAATGTAGAGATGATTTCTGAAGGGTCATCGTATGGACCTTTAGTAGTTCTAGCCAATACACAAGAAACTCCTAACATGGGAGTAGTTTGAAGAACATTGTTGTTCTTAAACTTAAAATCAACATGAGGTGAAGTTGGCATAATTCTATTGTGATTAAAGTTAATTACTCGTTTAATTTATACCCTAGAGTATTGTACCTATACCTTAGGTACTTTTAACTCTAGCATCTCATTTTCGTTTTGTTCTAACAATCCAATAAGAACCGATATATCCTTGATAGGTGTAAGAGTACCTTCTCCCAAAGCTTTTTCTGGAAGAATACCGTCCTTACATACATAGGTGTATACCTTCTCAAGTATACCATGCTCTACATCTGGATGGTCATAATAATTACCAATCTCAATGAATAGGTTTCCGGTAGGAGCAAGCCTGCCCTTTTCCCATTCCTCTAAGTCATTGAAGTATGGTCTCACGTATCCTCTAGCAGGTAAGCCGGTATATAAGATTGTATGTAGCAATCTCATATCTGCTTGTGTTTGAGAAACCAGATGTACATCTATGGTAATATCCTTAGTTTCATAAGGAAACTCTGAAGCTTGGTAATTACCATCCTCAAGTTTATCACCAATGATGTATTTATTCACACCAATATCTCCAGCATAATAACCCTGTAGTTCTATGGTTATTCTTGGGAGAGTCTTTGGGCCTTTTACTTGATTATTCCCTATACCAAAAAGTGGTATAAACTTCTTCATACCTTTGATTGCCTCTTGAAATCTTTTTTCGTTTTCTTGAGACAAAGGTAAGAAGTCTTCTGGGTTTAAGGTAAGACCCATTTCCAACATTGTACTAAGTAGAGAGATATAAAAAGTTCTTTCTACTATTTCTTCTGAGTTTACCATTAAAGTCCTAATCTAATATTTAATTGAACACTTTGATTGCCATTGTCATTAATATACCCATTATAAGTTACCTGAATACCTCCAAAACCACTCATTATGGTTTGTAAATGACCAACACAATTTAATTCACTAACCCATTGAGTAGCAATATTTGAAGGATAATCGGTAAGCCATACTTTAAAGGGTATTGGTTCAGAACCAATACCTCCAGGGAATTGACCCTCTATTGTCTTACTTATATCGGTTATCTTAAATTGTTTTATAAATTTAGCAACTTGAATATCGTTGATAAGGTAGTACTGATAACCCTTTACATTACTAATCTGAGCAGTACTAGTATTTTGATCAAGATTTGGGAATGGTATATTCGGGGTTGGTTCAAAGCCATACTTAGTAGTTCTAGTACCTGGAGATTGAGTTATATTTAAAACTATCTCAGTGTTAGGTTCTTGCTGTGAGATAATCTTAACTATAGCAGTTCTTTCCAAGGGGTCATAGTTACTGGGGTTATGTTCTTGATTAGTAGATTTAGTTTTGATAGTAAGCTTACCTGCGGCATTAGCTTCTCCAATTTCTTGGGTTACCTCTAACCAATCTGAGGAGCTTTCAACTTTCCAATCTACAGCACGATATTCATCTTGAGGCTTATTATCGATAAACTTCTGTTGGTAACTGTATACACCTATTTCTAGGGTCTCACCCCTTTTAGTACCATCGAAAGTATGGGAAGTAGTTTCTGGAGTGATACTAAAATAAGTTCCCCAGGTCTCTACTATTTTAGGAGCGGCCTTTTGTACCAGAGTTACTTCCCTTTCTACACCCTGAACTACTACCTTGAGAACCTGCTCTTTTATATTATTCATGTCTTCGTTTACTGCCTTAGGCTTTACCCTAATAGTTGCAGTACCAGTTCCGGATAATGAAGATATTTCGAAATCTGCTGCCATTATATAACCCTCCTTATTTCTTTTCTAATTTCATTACATATTTCCTTTTGTAAGGCAGCTTTTCCACCAGCAGCCTTAAATGCAGGATTCCAAAGAGGACGAGGTGGTAAATTACCATCTCTACTACCATACTCTAACATGATAGCTATCTGATTCAAAGTCTTTCTTGAAGTCTTACCAGTATAGGTAATCTTCTTGATTCCAATTGGCAATCCGACGAAAGTTCTTTTCTTACCTTTTACCAAAGTAACTGAACGAGCATATTGCCCCGTAAGATTTAACATGGTATGGTCCCCATATTTCTTTAGGGTACCAGGAGCATGTGGTGGCCATGATACTCCTGAACCTCTTGGGGGAACACCCGTATTCAAACTTCGTCTTACTATACGAAGAAGTTGATTACCAAACTTTTCTGTACCTTTCGCATAACCCTTAGTTAAGATACTTGGAGTTTTGGCAATCAACCTTTCTGCACGAGCTTGTTCTCGTTTATCTACGTATATTTCTAGAGGGCCAACTGGAGTCGATAGTGTAATATTAACCGACTTACTTGGCATAATTCTTACTGTTGTTTAGGTTTATCCAATCCCAGCTCCTGAGCAATTCTCTGTAACAGAGTCTCTTGAGTGGAGATTCGTTGGTCCATGTATTGACGGAACTCCTCAAACCCTGGAGCAGGTTTACTTGGAGCAGAAGGTGATTGGTTAATTGAATTGAGAATGTTATCGCATTCAGAAACAATTGCCTCAAACTTTGGTCGATTGTTAAGTATATTCAAGGCATTATGTTTCTGCATAGTAACCTCATTAATTATATTCACTACATCGGTAGTATAATATACACCATTATAAATACCTTCATCAGATTGTGATGGCAAGTATATGGTGAGTTGTGATACCGAATCTTGGATTACCAATTCGACACTGTTAACAAAGCCGTCTTTAGCACCAGAGGCCATTGGTTTACTTTCTCCTACCTTTACGATTCTTGCTGTATCAAAAATAGGATAACCAGACCGTCTGTCTTTTTCTAATGTGAAAATCATTTCACCTTTCTGTACCTTTTGGAAAATCAATGTTCTTTCGTCCATAATCATCTTTTATTAATTAAGTTTAAACCGAATGATACTGCACCTGGATTCTTCTGCATGAAGTCTACCAGTTTTAGAAATTGATAGTATCCAAATTGATTTATGAGTACCTGAGCTTTGTTTGCTACTTCTTGTGCAATCTCTATATTGGGAGCAGGTAGAGCTAATTGTATCTTGAATTCGGTGAGTTGTTCTTGTTCCATAATTCCTTAGTTTAATGTGTTAAAACGAAAAAAGGAGTACACCTAAAATAGATGCACTCCTTTTTAGTCATCCCAGCAAATTAAAAATTACTGAGCCGGTGTAGTTGTACCTTTTAAGGCAGCCACAACTTGATTGATAATGTTCTGGTCTCTCTGAGCATCTATCACTCGATTGAGGCGAGCAATCTCGGTGTCTTTGGCAGTGTTCTCGATGAGGCACTTGATTTCCTGTTGGCCATTCTTGAGGTCACAGCAGCAACGTTCCAACTGAAGAGCCAAGTCGGATTTTACTTCTTTAATCAAGCCTTTGGTTTCACAGCAGCAATCCGACTGTTGGTGTTCCATGTGGCAGAGACGATCCATAACACGGTTGAAGCCTGCGCCCATTTGGTCACGAGAATCTCGGATATCCGAATTCATTTTGTATCCCAAATCGCAAAGACCTCTTTCCGTAGTGAAACGGTTGTTGATAACTTCTTTTCCAACACCGGCAACATCTTTTGCTACACCATTGACTTCTTGAGTAACTCCACGAGCTGCATCAGAGATATCTTTGTAGATACCCGCCTTTGCTTCCTGAACCGTAGCTTCTACTTTCTGAATATCAGCTTTGGTATCATTGATTTTGTCCCATACGGAAACTGCAGCAGCACCAAAGCCACCACCTACCAATGCACCACCAACGGCTCCCCATCCAGAGCCCCAACCGGAATTCCGGTTGCAACAGTCATTATAGCCTCTGTCCGCGATTACAACGCCATCGCCATCACCTTTTACTTCTACCCCCATAATGTTTTGGATTTAGAAATTAATAAATAAATCTCATATAAAAATGTTCTAGTGTTGTAATTAAACCGATGCAATTTCGAATACATACTCATAGGTTATAGTTGCAGCACTCTGGTTAATAGTAAGTGTTATCTCCTTACCGGATTCTGACTGAGTTACCGTTACTGTAGCAGACCTTGAGGATTCAGCAGTGTTCTCATAAGTTTGAATTGAGAGCCCATTATCTACTATATTAATGATAGTCCAACTCGGTACATTTCGACTTGCTCCTACCGGATATATATCAGAAGTTTCTGTACCATTTATCACTTTCTTTTTATAAGAGATGAATTGAACCTCTTCGGTTTTTCCCAAAGCAGGATGGGTAGTAGATTTAGAAGTCTGACTTCCAGGGGAATTCCCCCAATTAAAATAATAATTATAAGATACACTTGCACCCCCCTGAGTGATATCCACATAATCAGCAGCCCCTCCATAAAAAGCCAGAACTCTAATAGACCTACTACTTGTACTGGTATTCTCAGAAGCACTAAGTGTAGTACCTGATAGACTAAATCCTGAGATACCAGTGGTACTTAAACTTGGAGTAGCACTATCAGAGCCATCCCTTGTATTTGAACCCGAAGT